AATGTTGCCGCTTATTGCTGATGGCGTAATAGTGAATTGCGGATTGTGGAAATCTAGTTCAAATGCATACAAGGGAACATGATCGAACTCAATGACGCTGGCTGTCCAGTCGGCATCTGTCGCGCCGCGCACAATCTTCGTGGGCGCAAGATCCTCATGCACGACAATCACGGTGTCGGCAGACTGCACCCAATTCATTTGAGGCAGGATTGCGCTGGTCAGGCTGGCAACCGTCAGATAATCGTTGCCACTGCCATTGATGTCGGTAATCTGTGCGCCGTTCTTGAACACATACATTTTGCCCGGCGTAAAGACCAGCATGTAGCTGTCATTCACACTAAACTCAAATGGCACCATCCGCACAGCAGTGCCTGCACCGCTATCCAGCGCGGCGATGTATTTGGTGCCATCCCGGCGCTTTGCACCGCCCTGCGGCTGGATGCTGACATTGCGTGCTGTTGTCAGGCCAGACTTGTACTGCGCAATGTCAGTACGCGCACGCAGCTTCGGATCTAGTTCGCCGCTGGTAAAGTCATTCTGGATCTGAATGATGCGGCTCATGCTAGTACCTTATGTCAGCAATGGGGAACTCTTGGATGTTCTGGGTTGGCTGGCCAGCGGCATCAATGTTGATGGCAACGCGCACCAAACCGCCGCGCATGTTTTCTGATGGCGAACCGTATGCCTTGCCGTGGTAATAATCGGCCTTGGTAATCTGGTCGGTAATTGGCTCGGCAAACTCAGCGGCCAGCGCCATCTTTAACAGGCGCACAAAATATGGCGGGAAGATGGCTGGTTCTGGGCGGTACTGGTAATCAATCCAAACCTCTTCAAGATTTGTGTACAAGCCGCCTGCATAGATCTCAAAGTCACGCACAGTATTTGCGCCAACACTGCCAGAACTGAAAACAGCCTTTGGGTTGCCAAGCACATCACCGGGGATCTGGTATTTGTATTTCCACTCGTTGATAGGCGTGTCAGCAAGCTGGGCCAGCTTCACCTTTTTCAACGTCCAACTGTAGGGGTACTGCATAAGCAGTGTGTCGCGCACATCGTCATAAAGGCGGTCAGCGACCTGTGCCTCATCGGTGCCGGTGGCAAATGATGAGAGCGGAGCCGCGCCAAGCATGATGAGAGCATCAGAACAAATTGATAGTTTGGTATCACCAGCCGCCATCGCGTAACTCCAAAAAAGGGAAAGGGGGCCGGTTGCCCGGCCCCGCTATGATTAGTCGGCGTCAGCGACAGACACTGTCGTGCCGTCTGACACATCGACAACACCAGAGGCGTTTGACAGAACAACAACGATTGACATTGTTGGTGTCGCGCTGTCGTGAACAAAGATCACATCGCCGACTGCCACTGTGTCTGACAGGTCATTGAAATAACCAGATGTGTTCACAGTCGCGATTGCGTCTGCTGATGTGTAAGTGTACATGCTTGGAGCATTGCCAGACTTGGCTGCGCCAATCACGTTCCATCCTGCTGAAGAGAAAGCCATTGTTTACACTCCTTCCTATTCAGTCGCTGAAATCTTGACAATGCCATCATCGTCAATGGCAACCGCGCCAGCGGAGAACATTGAGGACACGAGGAACGATGTCTTTTCAGGAACGTAGTTGATTTCAGACTTCTGGTTCATGCCGATGCCCAGACCGATTGCATCGCGGTGGAACGCAAAGCAAGTGCGGGTTGATGGGAGCGGCAGACCACCTTCGTCACGATCGCCAAGGGTGATGAACTTGAAGCCAAGGAAAGTGTCAATCTCACCAGTTGAGAGAGCCTTAACAGTAGCGAAATCGCTGCTGGTCAGTTCAGTCTCATCAAGCAATGCTGACAGGCCATTGGCATGAATGATCATGCAGCGGCCTTCAGATGGCACGTTCTTGGTATCCAGAGCCTTCTTGGCTGCAAGCAGCTTGGCAAGGTTCATGTTTGTACCTGCGCCACCAACACTTGTTGCAACGGTTGACGGTGAAGAAGCTGCATTGAGCGCGTCAATAACAAGCTGGTCCATCCGGCGACCAATGGCATTACCGACAACTTGGACAAGCTCACGGCGCTCGTCAAAGTTGACTTTCTGCTGGTTGAAGATATCGCTATATTCCGCAGCAATGTAGTCGCTCATTGTGGCTGTGACTTGTGAGTACGTCACGTTCAGCGGAGTTACGTCAGTCTGCGGTACGCGGACTGTTGCGGTTCCCTTCCCGATCTTCGGGAACTTGACCTGATTGCCTTCGACATTTGTACGCTCGCGAGTTACACCGGCAAGCTGACGAGCAGCTTGGTATGCCTGCTTTACCTCGGCATCGAACAACTGTACAAAAGCATTGGAAATGCCTACTGCCATTTTCCTGTTCCTTTGTAAAAGTTAAAACACGATTGACGCCAAACAGGTATCCTTCCGGGCTGCGGCTTGGGCGATTACGCTTCGCCCCCAAGCGGGTCGAACAGGTCGAAAAACGATTGTCTGTCAAGGGGATTATATGAAAAAAAGCGGGGGCTGTAAATGACCCCCGCTTTAGGTTTATACGGCGCTGTATTGTTCGGTGCCATACACCTGTTCAAACATTCGCTCAACCTTGGCGCGATATGCCGGATCACTTTGGTATTCCGGCTTGCTAATCATTGACTGCAACTCATCCTTGGATGGCGCACCGTCAACCGGGCCAACGTCAATTGGTATCGGCCTGTCGCCGTAGTAAGATCGGATCTTTTGTAGAGCCTTGATGCCTTGGGCAGTGCCGCCCATAATCTTGAACTCTTCAAAGTCGTCCTGACCCCAAACACCTTTATTGACAAGACTTTGCGCCCACTGCGTCATCGACTTGATAGTCGCATCGGCATTGGCACCTAGTTTCTTGTACTCTTCCTGATAGCTGATCTCAGCTTGTTCAGCCTCAGAACCAGCCAATTCAATAAACTTACCAGCCAATTGGTCAAAAGCATCTTGGCTGATGCCGTTATCTTTCGCCCAATCACGATAGGTTGAATAGAGTTCATCGTCCTCTGGAATGCCAGCTTGTGTAAAGACAGACTGATCATACTCATCTGGAGCCTTGTGCTTGCCCTGCGAAAACTTTTTCTGCAATTCCGAATAAGCATTTGCCAGATCTTCCGCAGTGTTAAATTTTTCGGGCAACCATTCTGGTCTGGCATCGCCGTCCTCTTCTGTTGCCAGAGCCTCAGCATTAACTGCCTCTGCGTCTGGTTGCATGTGTGAGATTGTTTCATCTGCTTGCTGCTGGTTATCGTCACCCTCAATCTGGGCTTCGGCCAACAACCCCTCAGTTTCACTCATAGGTTTCTCGCTCTTTTGATACGCCGCTCGATTTCTCTGACCAGACTGTTCTGGCCCTCACGAGCAAAACCGTGGCTTGCATCCTCACCGGGATACCAAGTCGGCTGCTCTATCGTCAGTGACCGCAGATGGGTGAGCAGCTTTGCCCCATCGTCACTGGCGAACACGCGCAGATAAAGCCGATCAATGTCATCCTTGTCGACTTGCTGCTTTTCTGCAATCTTCGGGTCTACCGCTTGCAGACCTTCCCATCCCTCTACAATCATACCATCTCACCTTCTGGCGGCGGCCCCTGCTCGGCTTGTGCCTGCATCTGTGCCGCCTGCATTGCTTGTTCCATCATCTGCTGACGTTCTTGTGGCGTAGTGCGCAGATCTGCCGGAATGCCCATCTTGTCAGCCACATAATCGGAGATGCTGCCGGTCTTGACGGCCATCTGGCCCTCTGGGCCAAGCGCCGCAGACATCTGCACCCACTGCATGATCTTCTCGATGTCGCCCATATTTTGCGCCTGGGCAATCGGGCTGACCGGCGTGACCTTGACCTCAAGGCCATTGACGCGCAATGGCATCTCAATCAGACCCTGCTCATCCATCACATACAGGATGCGTGCAACCAGCGGCACCATAGTTTCGGTGATCAGGCGACCAAAAGCAGACCCAAGGTTCTGGGCCAGTTCCTTCATGCGCTCGGCAATCTCGGTGGCAGACCGGGCCGACATATTGTCAGGCGGCAGCGTGTCGTCCAGCAGGATCTTTTTGATGTTCATGCGCAGATCATTGATCACAATCTGGCTCACGTTAAAGTCGCCGGAACGTGGCATCTGACGCAGACTTTCACCATTCGGGCCGCCATTGCGTGCGACCGGGATAATGGCACCCGGCGCAATGCGGATCGTCTGCGGGTTCAGAACGCCGTCATCTGCCGCTGTGTAAACACCGGCAATCGACAAGCTGGCATTCTTCAGCAGCAACTCCAGCGTCTTGTTCAGCGTTTTAACGTCAGGGATCGCTGTGACCAGCGGCCCCCGGCCATACACCTCACCGGCAACTTTCATGTAACGCGCCACGATCCAAGGGCTGGATTTCATGTAGCGATGCAGCAATTCTGCTTTGCCCTCGGCCCAGATCACATGATAGCAGTATTCGCCGCGCTCTGGGTCGTACAGCGTAGCTTCGATCAGGTCGATCTCTTCAGTCGGCTTTTCATCAATCATGCGCTGCAAGCGATCGGGGATCTCGGCATCCATCCAATGCTGGGTGATGGCCTCACCCTTCAGCCGCATCCGGCGATACACATTATCGACCTTGCCGTGCGCACCCTCTTCGATGCTGACCAGATACTGCGGCACCGCTGTAAAGCGGATTGGCGTCAATTCATCACCGGGCTGCACAAGCATGACAGCCGTACCGACCGCCAGATCAAGCAGGAACTCGCCCATAGCCAGATCAAAATTGGACTGGCGCAACACTGAAAACATCGTGTTTGAGTACAGATCCAGCGCGGCTTGCGCCTCTAGGCGGCGATCTTCCGGGATCTCCGGCCCCGGCTCCAACCGGCACCAAGGCGCATACGGTGGAAACAGGCCAGACTGGATGCGATTGGCAAAGCGCTGCACCGCATTGATGGCGGTGCTGTCGAACACGCGCACCATCTTGTTCTGGCCGGGTGAACCGCCACCCTCGTAATAGCCATCATACAGATTGCGCTGCGGCAGGCCAAACTCATAGCAATCTTCATAGATCTGCCGCCAATTGTCCTTGCGCCGCTGCGCGGCATCGTGCCGCTTCAGGATCTGCTCAACACTGTACCTCATGCCTTCGCCTCGTTTCTCTTGCTAATCCCCTTTGACTTTTTGCGCGCGTCAGCCTTGGAGCTAGCGCCCCAAGCGCGCAGCGACAAGGTCAGGCGCGTGGGTTCGCCGTCCTTGTATTCAGGTCCGGGCATGTTGCCCATACGCGCCAAGAAACTCGCCCGGCGGGGGTTATCCCCGCTTTTTACAGGGCGTTTTAGGTTCATGCCTTCGGCCTTGGCAGAACGCCGCCCAGCCTCATTCAAGCCACCCTTTGGGTTCTTGCCCTCTTTACGTTGCCAAGCTGGACTAGCCACGAGCAGCCCTCATGTTGTCAATCAGGTTTGGATATGGACGGCCAGCCTTGGCAGCGGCACGCATAGCTGACCGCTTTTGTGCTGGCGTCAAACCCTTCGGCTTGCCCAGATCCTTTGGCCGCTTTTTATCCCAAACCTCTTTTTTCTTATTTTCCATTTTTCTTTTTCCCAGCCTTTGACATTGCGATAGCAACAGCTTGCTTTTGCGGACGACCTTCGCGCATCAGCATCTCAATGTTGCGCTTGACGGTTTTTTTGCCGTAGCCCTTCATCAGTGGCATTACGCGGCCCCCAATGTGTCAGCCGTAAGCCGGTCGCCACTCAGCAATGTGCGCGATCCAAGCCTGCGCATACCAGCCAAACGGCGGCGGCGGTTTTCCTCTTCGATCTGTTGCACCAGCTTTGAGCGGCGCACTGTCTTGGCGGCTGGCTGTTCGGGCTGCGGAGCCGCCGCGCCCATCTGCGCGGACGGTGCAGCAGCACGGCCTTCGCCGTCACCTGTGGTTCTGACATCAGCCGCTCTAGGGCGACCGAAATATGTGCCGTCTGTTTCAACGCCGATGATGATGCCGCCTTCGCGAACAGGCGTGCCACCGGCCTCAATCCGGCTGGCAATGCCCTCACGCACTCTTTCGCCGATATTTGCACCAATCGCTCTGGCTATTGCCAAAGACAGCGATGGCACCATTTGCTGTTCGCCCTCACCGCCACGATCTCGTACAGACGCTGCGTCACGGCTCCGCTGTTCGGCTCGGCTTGGCCCCCGACTAGCAGGCGCACCGCGCCCTCTTTCACCACGACCACCGCTGTAACCGCCATATCTCATGCCTGCACCCCTATCCTAGTGTTTCCTGAATGCCCTTTTCGGCATCCTCGCGTATTGACGACAGCAGCAAACGCTGGCCGCCTGCTTGTCTGGCACGCCGCCGGGCCGCAATCTGCTTTAGTTTTGTGCGCTCTTCTTCGGCCAGACGCGCCTCTGTGCGTTCCTGCGCCGCAGTAATCTCAGGATCTGGCTGTGGCTCTCTTGGCGTTTTGAGCAATCCACCCATCAGTAATACCTCGCAAACATAATATGATCGGAGCCGTCAGGCCCATACCGGCGCAGACGCCCCTCTTGCGTGAATTGTAACGCAATGGCCCACCTCACAGCAAGGCGGTGTCGGACATTTACCGTGATTTGCAACCGCTTCAGTCCCTCTTTGGTAGCTATGTGGTCAAAATACCTACCAGCGGAGCGGGTCAGCGATACCGCTCTGGTATTGATCTGGTCGGATGTCAGCATCCACGCTTCGGCAACGCCGGGCCACAAGATCTGATAACCGAAGCAACAGGCAACCTTGCCACCCACCATAGCCGTATATGCGGTGCCAGCCGCCTGATACGCTTTTAGCACATCGCGGTAATTTGGCAGATCAGTGAAATACGCCAGATCGAACTCACGCAGATTGGCCGTGTATGGATGGCCCCAATGAAACGGCACAATCGTGATGTCCGGGCTGGTCAGTATGTCACGCCACATCAGAACACACTGAAATCAGCATTCGCCGTCAACTGCTTGAACTGCTGGCTGAACTGGCTGTTCCGCGTCAGGCTGCGCACCTCACCGGCACCAAGCATCAGATAGCCAAACGCATCACCCACATGCGAGTGTTCGTTCTTATTCGGCGCATCCCTGAACCGCTCATGCCCAGATCCGACCGCAACCCGCTTGAAATGATAGCCGCCAGCCAATGCCTTGCGTGTGCGCGTGCATTTGTTGCTGACATACAACCCTGGCTTGCCGTCAATCATGCGGTTCATCGGCATAGCACCAGCCTCGCGGCGCACCATAAAATCATTGCTTTGGGTTGGCCGGGCGTGCAAACCAAGCGTGCGCAGATGCTCAAACGCCGTGACCTCGAAGATCTCATCCCGCTTAACACCAGCCGGGTCGCCCCACACCAGCACATCGCATTTCGGGAAATGCTGCTGGATGTCCGCAATCAAGTGATGGCAGAACCGCTCCAAACCCATATCAAACGCAACCAACTCATGCACCACATTCCAGCGACCGTTTTGCATTTTCTGGCCAAACACAGCGGCAGGCGTCAAACCAAAGTCAAGCCCGATATGCACCGGCCAGCCCGGCTCAATCTCAACATCGGTTGACATCACGCTGTCAGAAAACTCCGGCCAGACCGGCTTGCCATCCTGCACATACACATACTGCGCACCGGCATAGCACTGGATCCAATCAATCGACTTGCCAGCCAACTGCTGCTCATAATAGCCGGGCGGCAGATTGTTGACGTTCTCAGCCAGTGGGTTGTTGATCCACCATTTCTCAGCCGCAAAGATCGCGTCCTCATGCTCGGCAGTGCCTTCAACCACGCCGCCGGGCTGCTTGTAAAACTTCCAAGGGTATTTGCCCTTAATCGGGTTTTTCTCCGCAAGGTTCGGCCACCAGTGATCGCTGTCCATCGGGTTGGTGGACATCCAGACGCCGCGCCAAGTGCAGCCGCCATTCGCCTTTGTCGGATAACGGCCAACACGCGATGTCAGGCCGTCAACCACCGCTTTTGGCAACTCACGCGCTTCGTCAATGAAGCCCCCCGATAATTCAAGACTGAGCAATTTTCGAACATCCCGGGGTTGGTCCAACGCCAGAAAAATCACCTCGCAGTCAATCCCCGCAACGCCATCACGCGGTGGCAGCTTGATGTGATGCGTGATCGGCGGCGACCACCGCATCGGACCCCAAACATTCTCCGGGAAGATCTCCTGCCAAGTCTTGATCGTGGTGGTCCGCAATTCCGGGTAGCTGTTTCGTATCACGGCAAATCTGGTATATCTGATCCCATCGATCGGCGATGGCTCCTGCTTCACCGCCCTCAACATCACCTCGGCAAGCGAGGCAAACGTCTTGCCAGAGCCGACCGGCCCCATCAAGCCACGCACAAAGCTGTCGTCCTGTAAAAACTGCCATACCGTTGGGCTTTCCGAAAAGTTCAAGTTCAAACCAGCAAGCGCCTCAGTCGTGGGCTGCTTGCGTCTGCGTGGCGACCGATCTGTCGCTCTGGGTGATCTAGCCATTACTCCTCCGGCGAAAACGTAACAATCGTGAAACCAGTGTACTCAGCCGGGCCAATCGTGATGAGCGGACCACCGCATTCACTGCACAACACCGCCTCACCACTATCATAAACACGGCCCCGGGTGTCACACTCACAATGGCCACAAACCACATCCTCAGAAAAAAATCGGATACTCAAATATTCCTTCATCGATATAACGTCAGCCATCGTCACCCTCAATCTCAACAATCTTTGCAGTCGGCCCGGTTATGTTGATGCCGATCATACTTGGACGCTGGCTATCACTGTTTGGCTCCAACAACCCGCGATGCTTCGCCAAGAGCCGCAACGCCGACAGCTTGTCGTGCATCTCAACCTCGATCGTGTTGCCAAACTGGTTGGGCGTGACCTTCACCTTTTTGACAGATCGCTTGGCACGCTCCGACAACTGATCACTCGGCGTCAGCGTGACCCGGCCCATATCATCCCACTGGATGACATCAGTCGCCTCACCAGCCGCTATGGCCTCCAACTCCTGCACAACAGCCTCGCGGCGGCTGTCGTCCTGAGACGACAAAGCCGCACGCTGGCTCCTAATCGTTGGCGTTTTCTCGCTCATGCAAGCACTCCGATCCTACTGCGGCATAGCCAGCCAAGTCCTTCCAGCTATCCTGATGATCCCGATTATACGACAACCGGGCAATCTTCATAGCCGCAAGACACAGCGCGACTTGCTCCGGCTCAAACTCCACGCCCATAATCGCAGACCACATAACCGCGATCCGCTCGTGGTTTTCCCACGGCGACCCATATTCCTCGCCGCGATCCCTGACAGCCTCCTTGGCTGCATCCAGTAGATCAAACCTATCCATCGTTATTTCCGGCTTCATTGCCATCTCCCTTGTAATCCTTGATCTTCAACCGGCAGATGCCGCATTGATACTCCGCATGTAACTCAGTGATGCGCCGCACCACCAAAGTCGCAGTGTTGCAGTTCGGGCAGCGACCGGCGTCCATTCGCCGCTGCATGATGCCGTCACCCTTCTCAATCATCGTCCGGCCCCAAGTGTCGCACCCTCGTAATCAGCCGATTGCGCAGGCGTGGCAGCTTCACTGCATCAAACGGCGCAAAGGCACGCGCCAATGGCTGGCGGCTGCCCTCATCCACTATAGGCCAGATCTCCACCCGGACGCCATCCCTTGTGCGCTCGATATGCACAGATAGCTTGTCGATATCAACCCAAGTATGCGCCGCAATCTGGCGATAAATGGTATCCTTGCGCAACAGTGGGCGCTCATCTTCGGTGTGTTCGGTCATGCGTCAAAACCCTCCAAAATTTTGTGTGAGACCCCTATCGATATGTAGGAAGGGGCCGGGGGCAAGGGGTCGTCTTTTGCCCAGCCGGCAGAAACAGGCGACCTTTCCCAGCCTGTAATCCTGCAAATGTCGGTTTGCTCGCTATACACTCATCGCCCTCGCTACGTCTGCCAGCGATGGAACCCCTGCCCTCCGCTCCAGCGCTTGGTCGCACACGTTAAGGGTTGCCGCCTTTACGTCAGCCGCACCGTGGCCAGCGTCAGCCAGCCGCCGGGCGTGTGCTATCTCATTGGCGTACAGCCGCGCCTGCCCGGTCGCCTGCTGCACGGCCACGATGTAGGCGTTGCAGATCTCATCGGCTGTTAACTGAATTCCGGTTAACTTTGGGTCGCCGGGTCGCGGCTGATCGGGGTGATGAGAGGGTGATTGCAAATCCCCCAGACCCCCTGTTTCTTCCTGCCCATCGCCATCTTGGTCACGCACAGGCTGTAGTGGCTTGGCGATGTCTATCTCTTCCCGCGTGGGCAGCGGCTCGTCACCATCCCACAGCACCTGATAGCGATTGCTCTTCCAGCCGCTTGCCGTCTCTTGGTAATCCTTGGGCCGCAACTGCCGGATGTATCGCTTTTGCTTCAGCACCTTGATCGCGTCATGTATCGTCTGCCGCTCTTTGTAGGCCGTCACATCGCACAGCGTGAACATGCTGGGCCAACACACGCCAGCCCTGTTTGCAAAGGCTGACAGCGCTCCCAGCACCCGCAGTTCGCGTTCCTTCAGCGTCCTATCCCCGAATGCACGCATCGGCACAACAGACCAAGGCCGCTTATCTTCAGAAAGGGATTTCATCATTCAGTTCCTTCTCGGTTGCTGTTTTGATCTTCTCAACGGTTGCGCCCGGCCACAGATCCTTTGCCTTCTCCACCGCTGGTGCCTGCTCCATATAAGCCTGCACCATCTTTGCCACCTCTTCGACACTGCACACCACCATTTCCCTGTTCTCACGTTTGACCTTGCCCACCTCATAGCCGGTGCGCACGATTGCCAGCACCTTGCCGTTCGGCATCGGCGCTTCCCAATACTCGCCGGTCAGCGGCTGATGTCCTGCCTCGATGGCCTTCTGCTCCAGCAGCGTCAGCCCTCTCATCGTCACATCCACCTGATGCTCGACATCGGCCTGATCATCGATGGCCTTGTTCAGCTTGTCCATCTGCGCATCAAACCGCTCCCGCAGTTCATGCCCGACTAGCCACGGCAATCGGTCCACGCCCCATTTCGCTTCCAGCTTGGTCACTGCCTCATCATACTTGACCAGCGCATCTTGCATCCGGCGCATCGCCAGTTGACTAGGCGCATAGTAAGTCTTGTTCGGTTTTTTTGGTCGTTTAGCCATTAAAATGTACCCTTAAAAGGTAGGGTGCGATGGTAGGGTGTGATCCTAGGGATCATCACACCCCACCCACCCTGCGATGAACGTAAGATTTGCGTAAGATGGTCATCTTACATTTTCCCCTATGTCCTTGTTTATCCACACTTTGCCCTCATGCACAGTCACCACACCCTTGTCTTGCAGCCCCTGACGCGCATCTTTGCGCTGTTGCGGCGTAAGATCGGGCGATTTTACCTTATGTGCGTCATGCCAAAGCCCGGTTCCGACCGCATCCACACCCACCTTGATTAGCGTGTTTCGCAGTGCTTGCAGCGCATGATACTGCCTCGGCGACAGGTTCTGCTTCTTGGTTGCGCCTTGTGCCTCGATAGGCCGCAGCACCACGCTGCTGTCCTCCAGCAGTGCGATCGGCACCATCTCAAACGTGATTCTATCCATCGGATCTGCGTCTTTTTGCTTTTCCATCGATAGCGTCACGATGCTCTCCGACTTGCCTACCGCCAGCACCGTATCGGCGGCACCAGCCAGCGCTGACGATCCCCGCATGCTATTGATGCCGCGTGATGCGTCCTTGCCAGCGTGATGTATCGCCAGCAGGCCACAGCCGGTGTGATGCTTGATGGCGTCACAGCCGCGTATGAAGGCGCTCATGTCGGTGGCGCTGTTCTCTTCCCCGGTCATGCTTCGCGCCACTGTGTCGATCACCAGACAGCTAAACTCTGTGTTCAGGCTGTCGATCGTGCGCAGCAGCTTTTCCACGCTTTCCTGATCCATCATATCGACCGCCACTGGCAGCACCCTGAGTGAGCCGGTGCCGTCCACCTCATTGTGCTGCTTCCACGCCTTGACGCGCTTGCCAAGGCCGGATACGCCTTCCCCGGCTATGTACAGCACGGCCCCGGCGCTTGTTTCCCTGCCGTGCCACAACAGGCCGTGCGTCATGCAGAGCGCCATATCAATGGCGATGAACGACTTACCTGTACCGGGTGCGCCATACATCACCGTGAAGCCGTGCTTGGTCAGCACGCCGTCTATCATCCACTCGACCGGCGGCATCGCCATCAGGTACGCCTCGTCATACAGCGGATATATGTCTTGCGCCTCTTCCGGCTGTGCTGGCTCCGGCTCCACCGCTAGTGGCGGTGTCGCCTTCACCAGTGCCTGCAAGTCCTCCACCTTATTGCCAGCAAGCAGCCAATCCACGATATCGCCCTTGTCAGGCAATCCCGGCAGATCCACGCGCTTGATGGCCGCTGCAACGCCCCATAGCTGGCTCTGCACCACATCGGCGTGCTTTTGCCCCGCCTCATCGTTGTCAGGGATCAGCACCACCTTGCGGCCAGCAAAATACTGGTTGAGGTCCGGCTTCCAATTCTTTGAGCCGCCGTGATTTGTGGTGGCGATCAGGCCGTGCTTTGACAACCTGTCGGCGCATTTCTCACCTTCCACGATGAATACCGCCGCGTCTGGCTTCTCCATCATCTTCGGCAGATTGTACGGCACCGCTTGGACGCCATCCATATTGTACAGCCATCCTCCCTTGCCATCAGGGCGGCGCTGTCTGAATGTCTTTGGCTCATACCGCTCAACCTCGAACACCACCTCGCCGTCAGCATTGACGTAGCTGTATCGCTTGGCGAGGAACCGGCTCGGTTGCAGCTTTGTCTGCGTCTGCTTCGGGATGCCGAACTTGGTCTCCAGAATATCCGGCAATCTGCCATTCATGCTGACCGGCTCATGCAGGCGCACGAGATCAATCACGCCGCCGCCAACGCCTTTCTC